ATTGCCGGTGAGGGCAGAAAGAAGGTTAACGAAGCCAAGGAAAGGTTATGTTATCCAGAGGATGATAAGGATTTATTTTACTGAAAATGTTATAATTAACAAAGGCGAAAACAGCATGAAACCTATATCAATAGCACTAATCCTTGCACCGTGGGCAATAATTGGTATACTTTGCTACATCTGGACTAATTTTGGATAAATCATGTCTCATACAAAGAAGAAAACAACAAAACTCCCAAAGCCTAAAAGGGTAAAGCCTACCCGGATAACGGCTAAGCGGAAGAAGTAATGAAGTTGACAGAAGGACTAAGCGTTATCAGGATGGCAGAGATTAATAGTCCTGACTTGAGAGGGAAAGATTTGCTTGAGAACACTACTACCGGCTACCTGGTTTACTACGATTCAATCCAGCACCATTACAAAGAATGCCATGAGCATGGAAACACGCTTGAGGAAGCTATTGAGTTGATGGAAAGCAAAAACGGCAGATAATCATGGCAATAACAGTAGCAAATAAGAACCGCAAGATGAGACAAGAGGCGCTGAGAGAACAATTAACAGCTCAGGGTCATGTACAGCACGTTGTTGATATAGCAAATAAATTATTAGAACTTGATAACAAATTAGAACAATCTGATATACAAAGACTTAAAATAGCTGCTGATCTAAAGCTAAAGCTCATTGCAAAGTACGCACCAGACCTCAAGCAAGAAGATATTAACCATACAGGTTCAATAGATTCTGATATAACTCACAAGCACAAGGTTCAGTTTGTTAGCGGCAAGTGAAATAGAGCATACAACAGAGATGGCAGAGTGTTTCGACATTCTGTTCAGGCCAAAGCGCTTTAAAGTATTCTATGGAGGGAGGGGAGGACTTAAATCATGGGGTTTTGCACAGGCGCTTCAATTAAAAGGATATGACGACCAGCTTCGTATCTTATGCACTCGTGAACTTCAGGGTTCAATCAAAGAATCCGTTCACAGACTTCTATCAGATACAGTATCAAGGCTCAGCATGGACTACTTTTATGATATTGAAGTAGCTACCATCAAGGGTAAAAACGATACTGGTTTCTTCTTTGAAGGATTAAAGAACAATACAACCAAGATTAAATCATTTGAGGGCGTAGATATATGCTGGGCCGAGGAAGCAGAGGCCATTACAGAGGACTCATGGGATATATTAATACCTACCATAAGAAAGCCAGGTAGTGAGATATGGATAAGTTTTAACCCTGATGATGAGATGGGCGCAACCTATCAGCGGTTTGTCGCGCCGTACCTTGATGAAATACAGAAGAACGGGTTTTACGAAGATGATGAGATATACGTCAGGAAGATAGGCTGGCAGGATGCTGATGTACTTGGGTGGTTTCCTGATGAATTAAAGGCAGAGAAGGATAAATGCAAGAGAGAGAACCCGCGCAAGTATCTTCATATATGGGAAGGCGAGCCTAATACAGACTATGAAGATTCAATCATACAGCCCGAATGGGTGGATGCTGCTACTGATGCACACAAGAAGTTAGGAATTAAGCCGCGAGGCGTAAGAGTGATAGGCTTTGACCCGGCGGATGAAGGGAATGATGCTAAAGCTTATGTGATGCGACATGGTGTTGTTGTTGCTTCATGTGAACAGTGGACAAAAGGCGATCTTGAGGAAAGCGTGCAGAAGGTCTACGATGTAGCATTTGATAATAACTACACAGACCTGGTATATGATTCAATTGGTATCGGTGCTGGTGCAAAGATAAAGTTCAGGCAGTTGAATGGTAACGGCAATTTAAACATAGAAGGATTTTGTGGCAGTGAGTCACCAGATAACCCTACCAGGAAGTACAAAGGCGACAGAATAAACGATGATTTATTTGCCAATAAGAGAGCGCAATATTGGTGGTATCTCCGTGACAGGTTTGAGAATACTTATAGGGCAGTAGAACTTGGGGAGTTCACCAACCCTGATGAATTGATATGCCTTGATGGTGGAATGAAACACTTGAAGCTATTGAAGGCAGAGCTTACAAGGGTACAACGCAAGCGCTCAAGGATGGGAAACAATTATATCCAGATAGAAAGTAAGCAGGATATGAAGGCGAGAGCGCTAAAATCACCTAACCTGGCTGATGCACTTGTATACTCTTTTGCCAATAAGATAAAAATAGGGTTTAATTCTAAGCCGCTGGATTACAGTAAATTAGACAGGATGGTGATATGAAGCAGGTAAACGATAAACTAACCGACCAGGATATACTCGCTGAGTGTCGTTATCAATCTAGTCAGGCATCCGGCAGTGAGTTTGCCAGTGATGAGCTGACAGAATCACGTAAGGAGGCGTTAAAGTATTATCTTGGTCGTGCGCGCGGTGATGAGCTTGATGGCCGTTCAACCATCATCAGTAAAGACGTAGCGGATGTTATTGATTCGATGCTAACGCAGATTATGCCGACATTTAGTGTAGATTCACTGGTTCAGTTTGAGGCAAATTCAGAAGAGGATGAGTCTCAAGCAAGGTTAGAGAGTTCATTCTGTAATTACATTATCATGGAAAAAAACAATGGCTTTATATTATTTGAGACGTTGGTTAAGGATGTATTGCTGAGTAAGAACGCCGTTGCCAAGATTACGGTTGATATTAAGGAGGACATAGAGAAGGAAAAATACAAAGATTTGACTGAGGATGAGATATTTGTTGTTTTGCAGCCTACTAAGGCTAATCAGCATGTTGATGTAACAAAGTTTGATGAGAAGACGGGAGCTGTTAATCTATCACGGATTACTACAAAACGTACTTTAGGAGTCGATGCGGTAGCACCGGAGAACTTTAACGTAACATCAGAGTGGAAGTCACAATATCTTGATGAATGCACTTATCTGAATGAGCGGTGGTGGTCAACAAAGTCAGACCTGATTGAGATGGGATATAATGCCGAGGCGGTGATGGATTTACCTATAAGCACGGCAGATACAAAAATAGACAGTATCGAGCGCAATCAGATAAACGACGAGCAGAATTTCTTTAACACTTCACCGAGTATGCAGATTGTTGAGCTTGAAACGCATTATATCCGTATTGACCGTGATGGCGATGGTATTGCAGAGTTGTTAAAGGTTGTTACTTCAGAAAATATCCTACTGACTAACGAAGATGGTAGTCTGGCTATCGAAGAGGCTGATATAATTCCTTATGCAAATGGTGTTGCTTTCTTGCAGGGGCATAGATTTTACGGACTATCCATCTATGATAAATTGAAAGATGTGCAGGACTTCAAGACAAATCTGCTTCGTAACTGGTCTGATAACATTCTTGCCGGGGCGCATAACAAAACAGATGTTATTGAGGACCAGGTGAATATGGATGATTTCCTATCGGGAAGACCGAACGGAGTACGCCGTATGGAATCGCTTGATTCAGCCCGTGAAGTTCCTTACATTGATATAGGTCAGTCATGCACACTGGCGCTTGAGTATTACGACAAGATACGCACAGAGAGAAGCGGTTCATCGCTTGATTTACAGACTAACCAGATAAATATGCCATCAAATGTTGGCGATCAGGGCGTTAATACACTGATTGATAATTTAGAACAGGTTTCAGCACTGGTACAGCGGAATTTCTGTGAGACACTGGTTAAGTCGTTATATTCTATTGTTCATCAGTATATGCGTATGTACTTCCCTGAAGACATTACAGCAAAGATAAATGGCAAGTGGGCCTCCACTAACCCGAGTACGTGGAATGAGCGTGATCAGGTTAACGTATCATTACCTCCTACCAAGTCAGAGCGCATAGTTCAACAGGTTGCTTTGGAGAAGATGATACTACATAGTTCTCAGGACTTACAGAGTGGCAAGGACGGTATAACGACCGATGAATCACAGTTGTATCAATTACGCATGGATCACGCACGCCTTAGTGGAATAGACCACCCTGAGAAGTATCTTATTGACCCTGACAGTGAAGAGGCTACTCAGGTCAAACAGATGCAGGGGCAGCAAGCTCAGATGCAGAGTCAAAAACAGGAGCAGATGCAGGCCGAGCAGTACCAGATGCAGATTCAGCAATTCTATGACCAACTGGCTATTTCGCAGAATGAGGTTAGTCGAAACTATCAGAATGATATCCAGCAATTGCAGTTTGATTATAAGGAGTTAGAGGAGAAGTTACGCCAGGAGTATTACAAAGTCGATGCTAGTAATGAGATGGAAGAGGCGAAGATTGTCGGCAATTCGACGACTGCTATTGAGTTAGAGAGTATCAAGCAACAGGGTGAGATGACGAAGAAGATAATGGAATCTAAAGGTATGGAAGATGATAATGAGGTGGAAAATGCGGCAGAATCTTGAAGATACATTATTGGCTCAGGTAGATGAAGCCAAGAGAAAGGTCATGGATAAATTGTTCAAGGATTTTTACGAGAGCAGTGAAAAAGATAACCGGGAGGCTATATACGCGAAGGTTGATGTATTGAATGACGTGATATATCGTCTGAAGAGTAATATCAGAAAGTTTGACAAATGACTAATTACTAATATAATGAGGTAACAAGCATGGATAATTCAACTAACGTTGATAACCCTGTAAATAAAATCGCTAGTCTGCTACAGGCAGAGGACGCAAAACCGGAAACTGAGGAAACTCAGCCGGTTCAAGAAACTGAGGAAACTCAGGATATCGACGAAAGTCAACCGCAAGAGTCTGAAAACGACGAATCGCTTGCAACAGAAGAAGAGCAGTCTGCCGAAAGCACAGATGAAGGCATAGAAACACTGAATGATTTAGCACAAGAGCTGGATATTGAAATCAGTGATATGTATGCCATGAATGTAAAGCTATCACGGGGAGAACACTTACCCGAAGGTGGTGCTTTATCGGTCGGGGAGTTGAAAACCTTCTACGAGAAAAACGCCAACATTGAAGCTCTACAGGATGATATAAAACAGCGAGAGCAAGACTTGGAAACCAGGTCTACAGAGGTTAGTGAGGTTCCGCAGATTAGCAATGAGTTACTACAGGCGAGAGCGCAGGTGTTAGCCATTAACGATCAGTATAACCGAACAGACTGGCAAGGATTAAGGTTCAACAATCCTGCGGAGTATTCCGCCTTGCAGAGTGATTTCCGTACACAGTTTGAGGTTGCAAAGAACAACGAGATGTTGGCAACTCAGAAGGTTGAAGAACACACTAAGCAGGCAATGAATAATGCAAGGGATAGATTATATGAAATAATGCCAGACCTTAAAGATGATAATGTTAGAACAAAAGTTGAAGCTGAGGTAAATAGTTTTGCAAGTCGATACGGTTATACAAAAGCTGATATTGACGGCATAACAGATCCAAGGCTGATGCGATTACTGATTGAATCATCAAGAGTAGACTCTGCTAAAGAGACGGTAAAGGAGAAGAAGGTTGAAAAAGTACCTGTATCGAACAAACCGGCGATTAGGCAGTCACTACCTGGAAGAAAAGCTGCTCTCAAGCGATTAACTGAGAAGGCTAAAGCCTCCGGTGACAGACGCGACCAGACAAGAGCTGTAGCCGCGCTTCTATCGGGAGTAAAATAGCCTCGATACTTGAGGATTGATTAATGTCAACATCAAACTTAGACTCGTTTAACCTGAAATCTGTACTGGTTAATGGTCTTATAAACGAAGACGTAATGCAGAAGATTTGGGATATCTCTAAAATCCCGCTACCGTTAACGGATATGATTGGTACAGACTCACACGGTAATGAGTATTATGAGTGGACTCAAGATGAGTTAGCGCCACCAGTAATCACAAATGCAGTGATAGATGGTGACGACATTACTCAGAATGATACTCGAACTGGCGCAAGGGTTGGTAACCACTCACAGACCTCCGTTAAGAACGTCAAGGTATCAACACGGGCTATTGAGTCGGATACTATTGGCAGAGCGAACGAAGTTTCCTATCAGGTAATGATGCGACAGCAAGAATTACGCCGTGATATCGAAGCATCCATGCTTTCAAATAACCCCTCTATTACTGGTACAGATGTGGTAGCTGGTCAATCAGGCGGTCTTAACGCATGGTTAACGACCAATACATCGTTTGGTGTGGGTGGTAGTGCGGGCGGTTATAACACAGGTACAGGTATTGTCGATGCGGCAACATTAGGTACTGCTGAAGCTCTGACAGAGACGAAAGTGCGTGACGTTGCTGAGCAAATCTATCAGGAAGGTGGCAATCCAAGCTACTTTATGGCTGTTCCATCGGTTATTCGCAAGTTTTCTGAATATCTGTTCAGTTCCAGTGCGCGTATTGCAACACTGACTGCTGAGACTAATCAGAAAGGGCCGGCTAGTGCAGTGGGTAGTGTAAATATCTTCATTACTGATTTTGGTGTCACACTGGACTTGATACCGAACCGCTTACAGCAAAATGTAGCGACTGATACTTCGTCAGCTTTCCTTGTTGATATGCAGCATTTACGTCAATCGTTCCTGCATTCATTCCGTACTGAGCCGCTGGCTAAGACAGGTCTGAGTGATAAGCGATTAATGTCTGCTGACTGGACTCTGGTCGTAACGACAGAAAAAGCACACGGCATGATTGCCGATATTGACAATACTGCGGCTGTAACAGCGTAACCATTAAGCGGGGTGTAAAAGCCCCGCTATTTGAGGTTGATATGCACAATTTTATAGATCAGGCGAGAGAAGTGCTAAAGCAGATGCAACAGCGCGACTATGCCTTGATGGATGCACAGATGGACTGTGCAAAAGATGTAAACATAAAGGATTTGAGTTTCGGTCGTATGGGCTTACAGATGCCACAAGACCACTATGAAGTAATCACGATGATTTACCCTGACTTACAATGCCCTGATGCTGATATTAAAACAAAGGCATGGAAGGTGTTCTGCATGACGGATGAATCATTGCCTTATAAGGTTAATATCAAACAGAGGACTATGTGATGGCTGGTAAATTTTGTTTATTTGATGATTCACCTGACGCTAATGTCAGTGCTAGTGATTATTCTTTCAGTCCTCGAACATCGAGAGCCTTTTGTGATGGCAGGGCCGTTCAAATAGCTGGTGGTTTGATTGTTGATAACCCGTTTGCAGTAACCACAGAGCGTGAGAATTATTATGCCTGGCGTGCTGGATGGACGAATGCTAATGGCGGTGCATTAGCAAGCACTACCTGTTGTGCAATATGAGCTATAGCAAATTAAAGCAGGACGTTACAGATTGGTCACACAGGACTGATTTAGCCACACAGATGGACACGTTCGCCCAATTAACTGAGGCTGTTTTAAACAAGGATTTACGTGTTATGGAGCAGGAGGTCAACATTGATATGACGTTCACTGATGCTTTTACTGATTTACCATCTGATTTCTTACAGACAAGGGATTTTTATATTGATATACAGGGGAGAAGGGTATCGCTTGAGCAGTTATCGCCGCAAGACCTTAATCACCGCTACAGTAAGACTACAGGATCACCAAGAGGGTATTCTATACATGGTGGACAGATAGAAGTACGTCCCGCGCCATCGTTGACGAGTCCGGCAACTGGCAAGTGGTCTTATTATCAGAGAATTCCGTCATTAGTCAGTAATTCCACCAATGATATTTTGGACAATTATCCATTATTATATCTATCAGGTATGCTGGTTCAGGTTAACAATTTCCTACAGGATAATGAAGAATTAGTTAAATGGTCTTCAATATTCAATGAGCAGGTAAGAACAGCAAACAAGTCTGCAAGTACCGGCAGATACACAAGACCCAGCGTCAGGAGAGCGTAAAGTGCCAGTAGAAAGTAAATTCGATTATATAGATGACTTTAACGTCATTTGGCCTAATGAAAACCCTGACCAGTTAGCACAGCAGGCAACGCATTCCCGTGGTATAAAGAACGCTACCAAGGGTAGTTTTCCTAATCTCGGACAGGCAGCGGTGACGAAGACTGCGGCAGAGATTAATGATTTAGTTGATTTGAGCAGTGTACAGACGATAACAGGTCAGAAGACATTAGTAGATGGAATATTTAATACCAGCATGCAGGGGTCAGCAATTGATAATGACCCATTACTAGCGGCTGATTCAGCAACATTAGTTGCAACACAGCAAGCGACAAAGGCTTATGCAGAGTCTTATGCGGATACAAAGGCGCGTTTAACTGCAAGTGCTACACAGACAGCGAATGGCACATCAACGGTTATTGATTTTTTAAATATCTCTTCGTGGGCGAAAAAGATATATGTTTCTATCGCCAGTATGCGAACCAGTAGTGCAAGTACTAGTGATTTAAGAATATTTATTGGTGATTCAAGCGGTTTTTCACCCACAGGATATTTTTCTGGTGTAGGAGATTTATCAGGTGGAGGTACAACATCAAATACAACTG